CTAAAGTGTCATCTTCTGACGCAGTCGTATATGTATTTAATAGTTGAACATCTTCAGACGATATTGCGCCTGAGTAATCATTCACTGTAGTAAAGTTGTTGCCTGTGTCTGTAATGTCAAGCGTAACTTTTACGTAAAAATTTTCTGCTCCAAATAAGCCGACTGTATCTTCAAGGCTTAGCTTAAATGGAACCGTTGTGATTGTTGGTCCGGTCGCATTCTGGATGCTATTTGATGAACTTGATAAGTTGAGTGATTTGCTCGAAGCAAAGTATTCAGGGTTTGAAAGATCACTGCCACCGTAAGTACCTCTTATTTGATTTAGCTGATTACTTACGTCAGTCATCTGACAAACCCTTTCTATATATCCCTATTTTATGCCAGATACTCGGCGATAGATTTGCTATGTTCCTGCAGCTTCTTTAGTCCATTATTTTCCAGCGTTCGCACACGGTCACGACTCATGTTCAAGACTTGTCCCACAGCAGTCATTGACATGGGTTCGAGAACTTCCTCACCAATCCCGTAGCGCATGCATATGACAGCGGATTGGATTTCGGGCAGACTCGCAAGTAAATCGTGAATATCATCCTTTACGCAAGCTCTTTCCAGAAGCATCTCTGGAAGCTGGTTTTCATCTTCAAGTAGATCGATCAGAGCTGTATCACGGTTTTCCCCAATCTTGACCTCAAGGGAAGTTGGATGACGCGCTTTACACATCAGATCTTTGATGTCGTCCTGACTGAGCTTTAACTCATCTGCTAGTTCAGAGACGGTAGGCATGTAGCCATTCTTCTGTGATAAATCACGTTGAGCTTTTTTAAGGCGATTTAGATTTTCCGTGATATGGATGGGCAGTCGAATTGCTCTACTCTTTTCGGCAATCGCACGCGTGATACCTTGTCTAATCCACCAATAAGCATAAGTACTGAACTTATAACCACGACCCGGATCAAACTTTTCGACACCCCTGACCAACCCAATTGTTCCTTCTTGAATAATATCAAGAAGCTCCATGTTCCTTTTGGTATATTTCTTCGCGACGCTTACCACAAGACGCAGGTTTGCTGTAACCATTTTGTCTTTGGCTTTCCGTCCTTCGCGCAGATCTCTTCGGAAGCGGATCCAATCGCAAGCCATCATTTCACAGAGTTCTTTGTCACTGAAGTTCTGTTGAAGTGATGACTCAAGCTCCTTTCGCTTCTCCTCGATCTCCATTAATCGTTGGACCTTGCGACCGAGAATGATTTCCTCCTCATGTTCTAGAAGAGGAACTCGGCCAATTTCTCGCAGGTACGCTCGCACGGAGTCGCCCGTCATTTTTGTTGTTGCCATATATCCGATCTCGGTCAGTTAACTATACATCAACCGTGAATCATTGCGTAACGAGTATTGGTTTCTGGTGGCTCTTCTCTTCCTTCCATTGCTTCCACTGCCATGGCTTGTGCTGCTTCGTCGCAATATCCCTTCTCTTTGTACATAGCGTAGTAACGCTCGTACTTTTCAATTGATGTATCCACGTCGTCTCCGTGCATCATCATTTCAGCGGCAAGCTGATTTGCAGCCTGATCTGGCAATCCATCGGACTTCAAGTGTTTCCAAATAGCTTGAAACACCTCAGGGCCGCATTCAATTTCACCAGCTAAGCGCACGGTATGAAACCACCATCTATATAACTATTCTATACAGATCAAATAATTTCCATGCCGTTAGTTAGTTGTTTACCAGCTTGAACGATTCGTAAAAGCTCTTCCATATTTCCACCGCTTCCTAGTGCCATCAACTGAGTTCCTTCACCAGCGGCCTCAAGATTTTCAGCGATGTAATTGTTCAAGAACAATTGACCCTCATAGTTCTTTTGAGAATCACTACGCACTGTTTCTCTGACGTTCTGGATTGCATCGCCAGTATTTTGCGTAGCGGATGAAGCAATATTTCCAACCATGGACTGATTAAGCATTTGATTCCTCAGTACGCTCTGAGGATCACCATCTAGGTTGGTATAGCTGCTTGTATCAGCTGCATTAGGTAAACCTGGTGCTACTTGGCGGTGCATGCCTGCGTTTCCACGCATCGCATCAGAAGCCATGAACGTTTGAGTAGCGTTATACATTTTAATTACTTGGTTCTATATAACTATTGTAAAGGGGGTGAACTAGCACCCCCTTCGCAACTATTTATCTGATCAGTATCAGAGATCCTGCACCAGCATCTTGCCTTGCAGGGCACCTTGAGGAGCCTGTGCCAGATACTGCCAGGCCTGGTCAGGACGGCTGTCCATCAACTCACTGAAGCTGCCCCAGAAATCATTGGTGGGGTTTCCAGTGCGGCCAGGGGTAGGCATTTCCATTTGAGGACGCTGGAAGGAAGCAGGGACCTGGGTGGACCGTTCTTGTGCTTCGATTTCCTGGGCAAACTGAGCACGGGCTTCAGTTTGAACACGCTGAGCTTCCTCTTGAGGAGTTTCAGTCGGATAAGGACCCTGAGGACCGTAGAACTCGTTGACATAGTCAGCAAGAACATCGGGATCCGTGAGCATCACGTTCATCGCGTTGTTCTGGGTACCCAGACCATTAACAATCTGAGCCTGCTTTTGGAAGTTTTGAACTTGCTCGATCAGAGCGTCTTCCACTGCACACGCATAGTTGTTAAGCAGAGCGGGTGTCTCGGCTCCAAAGTGCTGAAGAACTTCAAGACTTTCGTCGCTTATTTGACTTAGATACGCGTCGGTTGTTTGAGCCTGAGCCTGAGCTTGAGCCTGACCCACGATCTGAGCCACTTGCTCTTGTGAGTAAGTTGGGGTTGTAGCTTGGCGACTGTAAGTCGGGGCTGCCTGGATTTGGGCTGAAGGTGCTACCGAAGCCCAGGGATCCGATACCACCGCCTGCGGGGTCGGAGTTACTTGGGACTGATAAGTTGCTGCCGGGGCTTGGGATGGGCTGCTGGTATTCAGACTTGCGCTCAGAGCCTGAAACGCCTGTTGCCAGGGATTCGCCTGAGGTGCCGAAAGCTGCGGGGTTTGGTTTGTTGGGATTGATGCTGCTTGGTCCACCGAAGCCGTTGTCGGTGAGGCCTGGTAGCTGATAGGTGCGGAGATCCCTTGGCTCGGTGCCACGCTCGGCGCGGATGCGGTCGGCATCGCTGAGCTTGACGGGGCTTGGATCGTCGGTGCTTGGGGTGTAGCGTCCACTGTAACTTAGCTCCTTTCGTAAAAATTCAAGTGATCGATATAGGAATTGGGTTATATCGAGATTGGGGTCAGACGCAAGAGGTAGGTTTGGCGTCTGAGGATGCGGCAACTGATACATGTTGCCTAAAAGACTTATAAATGTTCCGAGTGACTGTTGAGTTTCTTTGACCATCCGGAATGGATAACCACTCAACATGCCTGCTCTTTCTTCGTCGGTTTTGCTGGGGAAGAGATACTTAAGTGCTTCAACAGAGTCGACACCTAATTCTTGGAGGTTTCGAACAACAATGCTGTTATTCAAAATGTCCTGAGACTGCTCCTCGAATACTTCACCAGTCCAACGCCAGGAAACACGAGTGCTTCCATCCGGAACTAGACCTGTAACACCAGGAGGCATTTCGCCTGACTCCAGTGTAGCGGAAAGTAATTCATCTCGTTGTTTAGTGAATTTAGCCATTGCTTTGCCATATTTCACATTTGCCTCGCTCAATGCTTCAACATCACCATTGAAATCTTCAGCAAGCGGTGGGTCTGGTTTTTGCAATCCATTTGCTGTAGCAAACGAAGTCATGAAGAGATACTCCTCATGAACCAACATCATTGAGAAGATTCTGGATAGACCATATGTAAACAGGGCTCTACACTTCTTCTCAGCAGTGGCTGCTACTCGGCCATACAAGCTTTTGATCTCATAGGCAGTGGATGCCTGGCCAATGTCAATGTCATCAACACCTCCGAGAGCAAGACGAATTTCTGACCGATATTGCTTGACGTACATGTTCTGATCACCAGACACGCTGTCGGGTGTCAGATAGTTAATCCGGTCAGTAGGCTCAAGGTTCGCAATCACCCTTGGGACTTTGATTTGCCCATCAATCGGAGACGGTGTTCCAAACGGACTCGACATTCGGGTACTGGGCTGACCCATGCCCACGAACCCGGCTTGTGAACTAATAGTCGGACGGAAGGTTGATTCGTCACCAGACTCAGTGATGTCGTGCTTTGGACGACTGGTGATGAGAGTGGGGTTACCAAAGAAGCGCAGGTTCTTGCGGACGTTTCTGACGAGCTCGTCGTGATACAGGATTTGATTAGCTAGCCAATCGAATTCACCATTGCCTGATGACTCGCCAGTGCAGTCCATATGGTTAAAGACTTCACAAGCAGGGATGAATCCAAGGCTGTTCGTCAAAGTCTCTGTCTGCCCTGGACGAGTGCTCTGAGCCACTCCTGTGACGTCTTCAAACTCAATCTTTTCGTTTGATACGGTCTGCTCGATTTTGTCTTTAAAAACCCTTAGGCGGATGTACTTCTTCTTCTTACCATCAGCACTGGGGAACATGTCCATTTGGTTCCCACCACGGACATTAAAGCTGTAGATCAGTTCAACCGTATCGATTTCACCGGCTTGGTCGCGGTAACACCGGTAGCTGTCTTTAGGGAAGTACAGAATTTGATATGAGTCACCCGAAGGGCGGAAATAAAACAGACCTTGTCCGTCACAAAGGAAGTAGTCAACAATGCTGTCGAGTTTCATCTCGAGCATGTTGTCTTCTATAACCTTGGCAATAAATGAATCTCGTTTGTTGTAGCTGTCCTGCTCGCAATAAAACTCCAACCCACGACGCAGCATGAACATCCGCATCTGGGCAAGATGGGAAGACACAATCATTGTGTCAACATTCAAATCCCCTCGTCGCTCTTTGGCGGCAGCGAGGATTTGGTCAAGATGTTTACTGGTTTTTTGCACTATTTTTTCAGCTCACTATGTTATTAGTTTAGCTGAGTACGCCCTCAGCTGGCCTTTTCTTCTTCCTCTTCTTTCAGCCTGTCAGTGAAATCCTGGAATCCAAACCCATATTCGGGAGTAGTGAATCTATTGGGGTCTCCATACAGACCGCCCATGGTCAGCATGCCACGGTCATACATGTTGCCCGCAAACTTGTTCATACTTCCATAGATTGATCCTGTATCAATCGGGTTGTTATTAGAGGCGTACTTGGAACGACTGTCAGTAATGAACATGCCGTAACCAGGACCAGAATATTTCTCCCAGTTGTCTTGCATCAAATCAACATACTGTTGAGCCAGACCAGTATTGTTTTGTCCTACGCCGTAGCCGCCACCATAGTTATTGGTTTCATTCATGATGCCAGTATTGATGGTTCCATAGTTAAAGGAATCAGTCATATTGACGTCTCCAGTATCTCCTCCAATAAAGCCGACTTGTGCGGTTTCATTGCCGCTTCCATCCGAATTCGAGGTCCCACCGCCAGGGGTTCCACCACCGGTACCTCCCCCACCAACATTGGTATCGATGACGGGGTTAACTACGTTAATCGTGGGAGGAGGTGTGGGTTCCGGTTCCGGTTCCGGCGTAGGAGTAACCACGGGCTCAGGCGTTTCTTCCATGATATTCCGCAAGTACTTACTCAAAAGTACATTTCCGCGATTAGTAGTTTCTATGCCTTTCGACTCAATATCAGATGCGATTTCTTGTGCATTATATCCTGCTCTTGAAAGCGCCTCAATATCTCTCAGGCCTGCTTTCTCTGAACCGTATGAGCCATAGTTAAATGTGCCGATATTGCCATCGAATTCATTTTGCCTGTCAACGCGTGCATCCAATTTGTCACGGAACTGCATCGATTTGTCAAGCTTGGCTTCATTAATGTTTTTTCCTGCTTCTTGTTTCTGCTGCATATTCATAATGCGTTCATTTACAGCAGCCTGTTTTTGCTCAGTGGTGGCAGTGCGCTGTTCAGCGAGTACATCCATAACAGCATCACCAGCCATACGGGGTTGAGCAGGTGTTGCAGCAATTGCTTGATTTATAGCTGCCTTATTCTGCTCTCTACGGCGAGATTTAAATTCGTCTTTAGAAACTTTGTCGCGATATTTCTCGCCCATCTCCTTGTAGGTAAGTCCCCGTAAATCTCTAGCCATTATTCTCTTAATTAGTCAAGACTACTTTCATTGTAGTCTAATTGTAAATTACCTCTTCTAAGGAGTCCTCCGATTGTAAGTACCATTGAATCCACAGCATCATCATGTTGAGAATGGCCAAAGTTTAAAAGCTCCTCTTCTAATACATCCCATTTTCTGAACTTATTCCATACAACTCGCTTGTGTTCATATAAACCAAGCACACCTCGTAGCCTGGCTAACTTATCACCCTTAAACCCTTTTACGGGAGAACAGGTCAAGTTAAAAAGGCTTCTGTTTTCAAACATTATTCGTTTAAAATCCCCTTCAAATGAAGTCTGGTAGGCAACTGCTTCAGGCCAAATGATGCAGGGAGACATCGTTGGGAAAAACTGTCCCTCGTCATTTTCTTGAAGAATATTCCAGTCTGCCAACATTTGACACAATGAGTCCATCTTTTGAAGGTTACCCATTGTTCTTTCACGTCTTTGATCAATCAAGAAGACCTTGCCTTCCTTGATTCCGCCAAGCGTCATTACAGTCCAGTCATTTTTTTCACTTAGTCCAGCACTGAGGTCAATACCCACGCCTAAACAGTCGTAGTCTTCTGGTACATTCGATTTAATTATAAGCTCCGGTGAAATACCCACATCTGTTGATTTAACAGCTGTGTTCATATACTGATAAGCAAAAGCAATGCGATCTTCTCGCTTTCTTGCATTCAGATATTTCATAGACCAGAAGTCTGACCAATAAGACCGTTGCTTGCCGCTCTCGTCAGTCAGGATTGCTTTCTGTACAACTTGCTTCCAACCATTCTTTTCTACGAATTGCGTTGCATGGATGTCGTCGAAATGGAAGCGTGTACCTAAGCAAATTGCTCTTGCCCCCATGAACATCGTTGGAGCGATGACGTTGGTCCAGGTGGTTTCCATTTCACGTCTGATATCTGGGTTATTGATTGAACCTGCGGATTTAATAGGGTCATCAATCAACACCAGCTGTGAGCGCTTTGAGGTAATAGCACCTTTCAGTCCTCCACAGGCAACCGTGAACACCTCTTCGCCAGCAGTTTCGATACCAGCAAACTCGTGATCAATAGCCCAGTATTCATCTGATCGTCTCACCTTTGATAAGCGAACCATTGGGAATACTTCCCTGTACTTAGAACTTGTCAGGATGCCTTTGATGGTCGCTGACTTTGCTCTAGCAATGTCGACCATATAACTGATATAGAGAATTCGCAGCATCATCTTTCTCGATGCATGCCGTCCAATCATCCATGCAGCAAACAAACCTAGTACCGTGCTTTTTGCACTTCCTCGTGGTGCAAGTATGTCGGTATTTGGTCCGCCAATCCCTACTAGGCATTCACTATCTTCTCCTGTACAGAGCTCTGCATGCCACTCGAGCATGTGCTTTGCAGGTTTTTTCCCTAGGAACTCACAAAAGGCTTGAAAATTTTCTCGTGCTTGTAAGACCTGTTCACTCGGTGCTTTGGCTGTTACCTTCGTTGCTGTCATTAAGGCAGATCTCTTATAAGCCAATGCAGCACTTGGGATAGCCATATTTACACCTGATTGTTATTTCAGTATAGGTTTTGTTGCTTTAATCCAAGTATTTGTGCTGCGTTCCGAAACAGGCCAGTGCCCGCAAGTCTTTTAGCTCTCTCTACTCTTTTTCTGTTTTTCTTGGCCTCTTTGGGTGCTCTCCTCAACATGCTTTCAATAGAGCGGTCTTCACCCCTACTTACATACCTTGAAAACTTATTACGCATTCGATCTTGCTCATACGCAGCACCTATTGCTGCCAGAAACTCACTTGCTTCAATTGCCCTCCAATTGATACCTGTAATTTCTAGAGGCGATGTGAGTGATTGAATTGATGCGACAGGAGTCCGAAGACTGCTTCTAAGCGAGCCTGATAAATCCTCTGTACCAGCACTCTTTATAAGTGGAAGCTGAGGTGGATCTGGTAAGTAGATACTAGCCATTACTTAGTTCGCTATATATCTTCGACCAGACGGCGTTCATTGCGTTTTCAATTGGTTCCGCAAATTGTGCATCATCTTTAAAAATGGACGATATCTCACGCATTACTCGATCAGCACCAGCCATAATTAAACCGCGTTTATCAGTTGTTCGGTTCATACGATCTGATGTTTCGATATGAGACCGCAGTTCTTTCTCGAGTGCTGCTAGACGAGCACAACCGTTATCGCCCTTGATCTCACCAGATGTAATTGCCATCCGTAATTCTTGAATGTCTGAGTGAAGTGCTGCAATCTCACTATTCAAGATTTCTCTACGGTTCAGTTTTTTGTATTTCATTTTGATCCAACGAGCCAAATCGTTGAACCCACCGTCGAACCCCAAGATTCCGGCATAAGTCCAAATCTCGATGACTGAAGGCGTAACCTCGGCAAATTCACGAAAGTCCTCACTATCGGCAGCGGGGAGTGTGTCTAGCCAATTGTCTACAACACTCAGGTAAATCTTTTCGTTTGCTTTGATTTTTGTGCTCATTAGAAGCCTCTTGCTGAAGCCTTAGACAACTTCGATTGACCAGCTCTTGTGCGAGCTTCAAGTCGATTTGCAAAATCTGCTTCCTTCATCCGCAGATCACTTTCAAGTGTAAGTTCATCCTTCCTTATATTGCTTCCATATGTTGCTTCATCTTTTCGAATACCACTACCAAAACTTGCTTCGTCTTTTCTGATACCACTTCCAAAACCCGCTTCATCTTTTCGGATGTTACTTGCTGTCCCCATCGTATCTTTCTCTAATGCTTGATTAAAGGCTGACGTGTCCTTGTTCAGCATTTGACTGAATTGGGCTGTGTCCTTTGCAAGTCCTTGGCTAAACGCCTCTGAATCCTTACCTAAGCCCTGGGCAAAGGAAGCCGAATCTTTTGCCAATTCATTCGCTTGTTCCGCTTGCTGCATCTTCTCAATGTTGGATTGAGCCTGAGTCAAACGCGTTTGGTTACCAGATTCCATGGTTCCCATACGGTTCTCAAAACCCTCAACCTGTGCGTTTGCTCGTGTTTGATCACCCTGTGCTTGCAGCATCTGAATTGAGAGATCAGTACCTAATGTGGCTTTACCAACGTCACGGTTGTACTCATCTTGTGCGTAACGAGATTCGTAGTCGAACTGTGCACCCATCATGTTTAGAGCAGCCTTTTGCTCAGCATCCAGTAGCTGTCCTTTATTAGCCAGCTCTAGTGCAGCTTGAGCTGTCATCATGTCCATCGTGATACCAGCGTTTGTAAACGCCATGGACTGAGCTTGCTGCATGTCGTTATAGCTCTGCAGCGTGTTCATCATGTAAGTCGCTTGTAGAGACTTACCCCAATCACTGTCCGGATTCCAATTTTGGAATGCCTCAGAAATTGCACCGTAATTAGTTACACCACCAAACCCGCCTCCACCTGGTGTCTGTCCCTCTTGAATACTTGTACCTTGTGTTGGAGTTTGGGTACCTTGCGCATTCTGATCTGCGGAAGTGTTGGGAGCGGCTTTTGGTTGTGAGAAAGACTGCATACTATATTGTTGTGCCTTTTCCTTAGCCTTTTCTTTTGACATTAATCTGTCAGCTCACATCTCTAATCATTCTATCTATTATTAACTTCTACAATTAAGAAAGTATTGGCGATGATAAATGATTCGATTTGCTCTTGCACAAAGTGCCGACCCTAGGTCTTATGTCGAAGCTGGTGCACAAGCTGCCAAAGATGCCTTAAGTATTCAACGTGCTGTTGATCAGAGTTCTCCTAACTACGGACAACTCAATATGACTGGAGCTGAGTTAGCATCAATGGATGCGGTTTCTGCAGCCAAAAATAAGGCTGCTCTTGAAGTTGCCGAAATGAATGCTGACATATCCAGGAGTAACGCAGATGAAGAACTCAATCTCAAAGAAAATCAAAATCGTGTTCTTCGTACTCAACGTATGGCTGGCAAGCTGGCTTTAGCTGCTGAAATGTTTGCCGACGCCTCTAGAAAGGAAACAGAGCGGAAGCCACCTACACCTATTGATTACTCCAAACTAAGGAAAGCTATTGAAGAGGGAACTGATCCTGCTCAGATTGACGAGATGATTAAACAAATGGAAATTCGACTCCAAGAAATAGAAGGAAGTAAAATACCTGTATCTAACAATCTGCCTATGAACCCCTCATCTAAGAACTCAACTCAACAGCTCGCTATGAGTCCCGCTGGGTCATTTTCTAACGATGCCAATAGGTATGCTCTAACGCAGACCATCAAGTATGCGGAAGGGACTCGTGGTCCTAATAGCCATAAAATAATGTTTGGCCATACCCCTAATAATCCACGGCTATTGTCTGATTATTCAGCGCATCCCAATAACCCGATACCTACACCATGGGGTACTTCATCGGGAGCTGCAGGAGCCTATCAAATCATGCCAAAAACCTGGGACATGGTAAAAGCTAATAACCCTTCTATTAAAGACTTCTCTCCAGAAAGCCAGGAACTTGCAGCAGATTATCTTATTCGCAACAAAGGTGTTGATCCCTCTGGTGCTATCACCAGTTACGATCAATTTGGAAATGTCATGACAAAGCTTGCACCCACTTGGGCATCACTGCCTTATCAGGGTGGCGGATCTTACTATGATCAACCGTCTAAAACTCAAGAAGAGCTCTACAAGGTTTACCAGCAAGCTCTTCAAGAATTTCCTTCAATTCGCTAATTAAAGAAACGGAATTTCACCTAAAGCTGACAAGGCGTAGATCATCGCCTTACGCCTCTCATATTGTTTATCTTCCCTAGCAATCCTTTGCATCTCATAGAACCTTTCCATTTCCCTTTTTTGAGCTTGTTCCCGCAGGTCGATTTCAGCTAAGCTGACCGCGAGATCGTTACTCAAACCCTGCTTTTCGATTCCTAACCTAGCGAGTTCACCTCTTACT